ATGACACTAAAAGAAGAAATCCTGCAGTTGACCAATCGAGGATTAGAGGTTTTCTACTTCTATATGCCAATTGACTTTGTTCCCAAGCGGAACTTTCGCAATCCTCTCTATGATGACAAACGAGCATCTTGCAATATCTATTTTGATCCTAAGTCAGACTCCTATCGAATGAAAGACTTTGGAAATGAAGCATACTCAGGTGATTGCTTTTGGTTTGCTGCAACAATTTTGGGGCTTGATGTCCGATCTGAGTTCAAGAAGGTTTTAGTGACTATTATCCAGGATCTAAATCTAAAGATTTCTATTGAATACAGAGGAGACACAAACATGAAAGCGGCCCGTTCCACCTATCCTAGGCAATCCGTTGAACAGAGTCAAAAGAGGTGTACAGAATCGATGGATAAAGTGGAATACATAGCAAACAAAAAATCGTTCAGAGTTTATGAGCGACCCTTTACGCAAAAGGAACTTGCTTTTTGGGAACAATATGGGATCTCCTTGGAAACATTGGAGCAATACCATGTCAAATCGTTGTCTTGCTACGAATCGGTGAGTAGAGAGGGAAAACCTTTTAAGCTCATCTCTTCTTCCGAAGAACCCATTTTCTGTTACGCTCACAATGACTTCGTCAAAATATATCGACCGAATAGTAAACTGAGGTTTCTATATGGTGGAGAAAAATCGGAAGAGTATGTATTTGGGCTAGCACAACTACCTAATAAAGGAGATATCCTATTTATTACGGGAGGAGAAAAAGATGTCCTCTCTCTTTCTGCACACCATTTCAATGCTATTTGTTTCAATAGCGAGACTGCACAAATACCAAGAGGTATTATCGAAAGTCTTTCACTTCGCTTCTTACACCTCATCATCTTATACGACTCTGATGAAACAGGGATCAGAGAGGCACAGAAACAGGTGGAAGCGCTTTCTGAATTTGGAGTGCTTAGACTACAACTCCCTTTGAGTGGTATCAAAACGGAGAAAGATATCTCTGACTACTTTGCCCTAGGCCATAGTCAGCAGGATTTAAGAGATCTTCTCGCGCGAATGTTTTCCAGCCTATACAGCGAAACAATGATGATATTGCAATCTTGTGAGATTGATTACGACAACCCTCCAGATGTTTCTAAGTCGGTTGTCTCAGTCAATGGAGTCCCTCTTGGCTCTCAGGACAATCTTTTCTGCATTACAGGTGGAGAGGGTACGGGCAAGAGTAATTACATTGGCTCTATCCTTGCAGGCACATTATGTGCTGAAAGGTTAGATTCAGAGCGAACACTAGGATTAGAAATAACTCCCAATCCAAAAGCCTTGGCTGTTTTGCACTATGACACAGAGCAGTCTGAGGCTCAGCTATACAAGAACTTAGGGAAGACATTACGGAGAGCAGATGTAGAAACTGTTCCTGACTTTTACCACTCTCTATATCTAGCCTCACTTTCTCGTAAGGATCGGTTGAAACTTATTCGTGAAAGCATGGACTTGTTTCGTCATAAACATGGAGGAATACACTTAGTAGTTATTGATGGGATTGCAGACTTGGTGCGCTCTGCAAACGATGAGACAGAGAGTATCGCTGTTGTAGATGAGCTTTACAGGCTAGCGGGTATTTATAACACATGTATCATTTGTGTATTACACTTTGTTCCAAACGGTATCAAGCTTCGTGGACACATAGGCTCAGAATTACAACGTAAGTCAGCAGGAATTCTTTCAATTGAGAAGGATGACAATCCTGAATACTCTGTAGTCAAGGCTTTGAAGGTGAGAGATGGGAGCCCTTTAGATGTTCCTATGATGCTTTTTGGATGGGATAAAGAGCTGGGGATGCATGTCTATCGTGGGGAAAAGTCTAAGGAGGATAAGGAGAAGCGAAAAACTGACGAATTAATCTCAATTGTTACTGAGATCTTTCAAAGCAACCGCCGTCTCTCCTACCAAGAGTTGTGCGATGTCTTAATGCGAGAGATGGGAGTCAAAGAGCGCACAGCAAAGAAGTATATTGCTTATATGAGAGAGCAACGTATCTTGTCACAAGATACTGCAGGGAATTATCAAAAAGGGAAACTATGTCATACTTAGACTATCTTACAGAAGATCCTTGGCAAAAACGTCTGTTCGATAAGCTAGCGAGTGTGGAAGAAAAACTAGACCACTTGCTGGTATTACGAGAGCAAGACATAGAAGTTGCTGTTAAGCCACCGCTCAAGCCTGAGTATCTTGACATCATCGATGTGTCTAGATTGCTAAAGGTTGAGCAAAAGACCATCTACAATTGGGTATGGGCGGGTAAGATTCCTTACCTTAAAGCTAATGGTCGCCTATTATTCCTTCGTGAGGAAATCGATGAGATGCTAAAAAGAAGAGAGGAGTGGTAGATGTTAGGTTTATTCATTAACAGTAAGCAAGGCTAACAAAGATGGCTAAATCCAATAGTGTCCTACGTATATTCTATTAAGAAATGAAACTCACATTTGCAAAAAAAATGAATCGCACCTAATAGTGTTTTAAGCGCTTTTTTTTGTGAGCGATGGGCGTAAAATAGCTGTCAAGCGGGTCAATCGCCCTTCGATATTTGCTGTAAAAACGGGGGTATCCCCCCCCCCTATGCTATTTCAATCTCGTCTGGAAGCGGTGAAAACGGCTCGTTTATCCATTGGAGACTGTTGAAAAGTTCTTAAGCTAGAGTTTGAGGGCTTTTCAACAGTCTCAGTATAAAGTTACAAGGCAGTCCTAAAAGCCAGTTGCAGGTTTCTTTTTCTCATGCACAAAGTTACACCTAAGAAGGTATATTTATTGGCATGTCCTTCAGTTTGATATAGTTTTCTTCACTCAATGTGGGTACACAGATAAACAAGCGTTTTATTGCACGACTAGCAGCCACATAATACACCCGATGAACATTGTTGCCATCTAGGTTTGGAGACAACAGGAACTCCAAGTCTTCTTCCTTTTCAAGAATGACAAAGACGTTATCAAACTCCTCTCCTTTTGATTTGTGGATAGTCTTATGCTTGTCATTTGAATCACCATACTTCACTCCAAGGACAGCATCAGCGTATGTATGGTTTACGTAGAAATCCTTGATTGCCTTGCCTGTTATCTTAGTTATCTTGAGTTGTAAATCATTCACTAGAAAATTGTAGAAATCCATCAGGCTTCCGTCTTTATAGTCCTTATAGCCATCTAGCAAACGTCTTAGAGCCACAATGGTTATTGTTCTATCGCGATTGATGATGTCTAGTTGATGCCAAGCATTTCGCAAGTCATTCATTTTTGTATATTCCACGGCCTTTATCAACGTCTTTATAATCATCTGACGTCCTGCATTGCTGTCAAAATCAATCTCTAATATTTTTTCGACTTCTCTCACTCCGTTCTTCTTACGCATCGAATTGGCAAGTACGTTTTGAAAGGCCAGTGATTGTATTTCGTCAGTTCCACTCTTTTCTATACTCTGTTGGTAGCAGTTAAGCATATCGCCAACTAGCAATTCCGGCATCATTCCTTCTAATCCATTCAGCCAGTCTTGCGAGAAATCAGTCCTGACAATATTCAGTAAATCTATTATCTGCTTCGTGCTACGCCTATTCCCTCGTATCTCATACTCCTGCATTTCTGGAACAGTAAAACTGTCAAATTGCTGCACTGTAGCACCGAGAAAATCATAGATTGATTGTGCTTTATCGCCAACTACTCCCACAATTACCCCCTTATTGCCTAACTGGGTAAGGAAGTCAACCACAAAAGGAATTGTATCTTGAAACTCATCCACGAAAATATATGGATACCTAGCCTTTATCAATTTGTATATATGGGGGTATCTCGAAAGTAGAATGTAAGAGAAGTACAAAATATCATCAAAAGACATATACCCTCTACTCCATAGCCATCTTTTGAACCCCATATAGCAATCATTGCCCACGAACCACTTGCCGGCCTTTATTGGGTACCTTGGTTTATAATCGTTGTATGCGTGCTTTGAATAATGCCACGTGGCATTATTCAAGCCTTTCAGATAGCTTCTAGCATTCACCCATGACTTATTAATAAGCTTCAATACTGATATAGCTATTCCTTCTGTCTTAAAATTAGAGTCATCTATAACCACAAGTTTGCTCAACTCCAGCCCAAATTCTTTAGCTACCAGATGAATATAGGGCTTTACTATATTGGCATACAAAAAACTATGGATGGTACATACCTCAACCACGTCATTCCTCATATTCAAACGTGAAGTGATGGTGTCGATACCCACATTGGTATAAGTGATACAAGCCACCTTCCTCACCACATCAAGTTTGTTGCTGTTTGATACTACATTTTTGATATGGCTTATCAACCAATGTGTCTTTCCAGCACCAGGCCCAGCAGTCACCTTAAACGGTTCGTCTACAGGTATGGTCTGCTCTGATGTTATGATAATAGCCATGTTAATGCGTCAACAATATATCGGGGAACATTAAACTCTTTTCTATCTGTTGCAGATTTCTCCAGATTAGCCATAAGCGCCACGTTTAGTTCCAGCGCATTGCTACCTTTTGAAACGGAGTTCAAATAACGTGATGCAAGTAAGGCTTTTCGTTTCTCTTCATCCGTCCACTCCGATGCACCTATGGATGTCTTAATACGGGAATTAGTTTCACTAGTTCGCATTTTATTCATCATCTCGTTCACATCCTCTTCCGCCATCATAGCTTTTATCTCCTTTAAATTGGAAACAGAGTCAGTCAATAACAGTTCACAATCAGGATTCTCACGCATTATGTCATACTCCAGTGTTTTTCCATACGTTACATCTTGCCTATAAAACCTAATGTTGGGATGGTCTGCATATTGAATCACCTCTGTATCCGCATGATGCTTATAGTCGTAGTTGTCTGCGTCAATATTGTACTCATATGGGTAGCAGGCTTCATAAGCCTCGTCAGATCCATGCTTTTTCCTACAGGGATCAATGTCTGTCAAGCAGACAATCTTCTTGTTGATGGTGTGTGGATTGTTTGTATCAAACAACTTTAGAAAGTGTTTGAAATAGCGACCACCCATATTTATCACCAGCACATGCTCATCTGTAAGGTTCTTGTCCAAATATCTAGCAAAGACAGGGAGTAGCAGCTCCTCCGCAATGCCCTCAACGAATATCAATTTGTTGGCAAAAAACATATCAGCTTTGGTAGCATCTAAAAACCTTTGGACATATCGCTTGGATTCAACATCATCATTATCTTCTTTATAAATGTCACGCGGATATCCAACATTAATCTGCCCTAATGCAGGTGAAGTTAGACAAATCAAGTCATCCAGCTTCACAGCAGAGGCAATTTGGGTAGAATGGGAGGTTATGAATATCTGACGTACATGTCCATTTGCATTGTTGTCCTGTAGAAACTGTAGGAACTTATATTGCATAGCTGGATGCAGATGTGCTTCACATTCTTCTACAGCAAGGAATGAGAGTATCTTAGCATTGCGTTTCATGTAAGTGATGCTACTGTCCGCCTGCATTCTTGCAAGCAAAAGCGACATATAGATTAAATTGTTATAGCCTAAACCATTATACGTTGCTGGTACTTCTATACCATCAGCATATTTGATAATCATTCTTAATACTGCAAACATCTCATTTTCCGTCACCGTCCCATCAAAATCAGGTACAGCTCCGTTGAATGTTGCGCCTGTATCGAGTGCGTACTTCAGAAACACGTTTTTGCCATTCTGCAATCTATCTTGTAAAGTCTGCATCAGTGGACTAGACTGTTGTACAAAACCATCTCTCAGAGTTTTTAATTGTCCCTTTATCTCGTCCTCTGTCTTTGTAGAATCATTCTTAACCGAGTAATCAATGAAGAAATTCAGCACATCCCTAAGGAGAGGATTATAACCGGCGTATAGGTCATGACTGACATCGCGAATGGCATCGAGAAACTGAAAATCAATCTGCATCAAAGTCTCATTGATACTGATGCCTGCTGCCTGATTACCTCCTAAGCGACTAGTTCTATAGAGTCTGATGTAGTCATGATCTATAATTTTCCATATTTCCTTAGCTGTAGTTGCGTTAGCTACATCTGACTTATAGTTGTCTTCTTCTGCATCAGTCAATTTAAACTCGTATCTCAATTCAGCTTCCTCACTTAATTCAGGATCTGTCATCATATTTGAGAAGAGTCCCATTTCTGCAGAATCCAAGGCTTCCCCCGCACTTCTACGAAGGAGAAGAGTTATTTGAATCCGTGGTGACTGCTGTTGAAGCACTGCTAGATCGGTTTCATAAAATAAGTCACTCACTCCCAACCTATGACCATAATTATAACCAAGCACTAACCCGATTGCACGAAGTAGGTTGCTTTTACCTGTATTATTATGACCGATTATAACATTCACGCCTTCATGGAAAGGTATCAAAGCTTCCTTGAAGTTTCGGAAGTTTAGTATCTTGATTTCCTTTATATACATACTATATTGCTTCTATGTTAGGAAAAGATGTATAACATAGCTACTTTCTATCCCTGAGATATAAGAGCTTTGATATTCTAATGTAATGTGAGCAGACTTCAACAATTTGAACCCCCATATATTTGTTTGCACTTCTTTCTTTGCCATTAGCGAATCTTTTGCTTACAAAGGTATGAAGTTTGCCTCAATAAAACGAAGAAACGCAGGGCATTAACATAAAGTGTTTTTTTGTCATCTGAAAATGGTTGACTTATTTTTTGCTGAACCTGATATCGGTTGACATCGTTTTTGTCGTCAAACTAGAATGAATTGTCTTGACTTTTCGAAAGTACTGATTTTAGTTGACAGCTAATTCCTGTTTTGAGATGCTGGGGTAGAAAGCCACCCACAAAAAACTATCTGAAGTGAACGGCGATGCAGTAGAGGAAGAAGTCTCTATTGCGAGCTCCATAGTTGATGGCAATAAAGCGTTGGAGGTTCTGGTTGAGCACTTCTGCTGAGGCGTAGGTCTTATAGCCTAGGAAGTAGTTGCAGATCTCTCCGATGTGCTTGACTATGAGTGAGCGATGTTCTTGACCTCTTCACATGGGCTACTGAGGTGATGGGTGATGATCTCTAGAAGTGCCTTCTTCTTGCGCTCCAACAGGTGTCGGGAGGGTGTTATGGAGGTGCCATCTCGCATGGGACGTTGGTACCATTTCCGTAGAGCTACAGAGAATTTGTACGCTTCTTTGATGTCGGGGAAAAGTCTAAAGAGTAGCCGAGCGCGTAGCTTTTGACTGGCGGTGTGTTCGGTGGGGAGCTTGTGTAGTAACCCTTTGCTGCGCTGGAGAAGCTGTAGCTGGGTATCTCCATTGGACAGTTCCTTTTTGAGATTTTTGAGCTCTCGCTGGAGCTTGGGGTCGGGCAGCAGTTTAGGCTGTTTGCGACTCGCCTCCTCCAGCTCCCGTTGCTTGCGTAGAAGCTCTTGTCGGTAGCTTATTCTTACGGACTGGACTTGGTCAATGATGTTTTTGACAACGTGGAATTTGTCCGCAACTTGGTAGGCATTGGGAAAGAGTTCGCGAGCCACCCAGTCGTAGTTTGGAGCCATATTACGGGTTACGCAAGAGACTGCAAAAAGCGCTTCTTGGGAGATGTTTGATCTCATTAGATAGACGATCTGGGAGGCTCGGAGCGTGTTGACCATCAGGACGATTTTGTTTGTCTCTGGGTTCGACACGATGGAGTAGCAATCCCCGTTGATGTTCTTTTCGTCTATGCAGATGGTGGATCCCATGTTCTTCTCATTGATAGAAAGTGCTCACCCAAACAAATCTCCAATTGATGCCAAATGGAACAAATCCCGATGGCCAGGAAAACAACCCTATACACCTACCTGCACTTAAACAAAAAGAATAAAGGCTCCCTATACCTTTGTTGTCGTCATGCTTTAAGACGTAGGAAGCAACGATTGGTCGCACCTACTAAGTGGGAAAAGAGAAAAAGCATTTCTCAGAGACCTATTTGTATTGACCAGCAACTCCGAGAGGACGACCTAGAAATGGGTCCGACTGATGGTTCTAACAACAAGGGCGCTATCTTGACAATTACCGATAGAAAGACTGGATACCTAATCATGGAGAACCCCAAGCACGGCAAAGACGCTAAACAGTTGCCCATGGTGGTCAATCGCAGACTAGCCTTCTTAAAGCGCAGAGGACAGATATTCTCCATTACGATTGACAACGGAGCTGAGTTCACCCACTTCAAGTCTATAGAGCCGGCGCTGAAGATCCTTGTATTCTTTGCTAAACCTTATTGCTCTTCTGACAAACCTCACATCGAAAATATGAATGGATTGATTTGACAATACATCCCTAAAGGAAAATCCTTTGATGAGGTCTCGGACGATGAAATCAGACATATTCAGAATCAGCTAAACAATAGACCCCGTAAAAACCTAAACTATAAGACACCCAATGAAGTCATCAAAAACATCATTCTTGAGAAATCGCATTAGCGGGTGGAATGCACGACCTCGTAAAAAACTAGGATATAAAACTCCCTACGAAGTTTTTTCCCCTATATTTATAATCGTGTTGCACTTGACATTGGAATGTGCGTTTTTCAATCGCTAAGAATGCTTATATTTGCACTTAAACAGAGTGAACATATTGGCTTTTGAATAGCAAAAAGAATTCATAACAATGCGACTAAGCATTTTACAGAAAACTAGGTTCTGAATTTGTTTGGTTATCAGATATAGTAGATATGGGAAAGACAGCAATTGATGTATGGGAGCAGATCGAACTGCTCGAAAGTCGTGGAATGGTTATTAAGGATAAAGAAAAAGCCCAAGAAGTGCTTTTGGATGTGGGGTACTATCGCTTAGGGTTTTATTGGTTCCCTTTCGAAACAACATATCCGAATAAAATTAACAGGACGCATCAGTTTAGAGAGGGGACTAATTTTGACTACATCGTGAAGCTATACTACTTCGATTTTAATTTAAGGAGTATCCTTATGAAGTATCTGAACCGCATCGAGATTCATTTCAGGACGTTTCTCATATACAAGGTGTCGAATTATTATAGGACATCTCCTACATGGTTTGCAGATCCCAATATTGTGACTGCAGCATACGTAAGGAAATTTGATCAGGAAGTCTATACCAATCGATTTAAGTCTATTTCTATTATACAGCAGCACCATAAAACCCATATAAACGACAAGTATGCTCCCGCTTGGAAGACATTGGAATATATGACTTTAGGGGGAATAATCCATCTTTTCAAGGCACTTAAAGATCAGATGATTCGTAGAGCAATCAGCGAACATTTCAAAGTCAGACAACTGCCAGTGTTTGAACGCTACTTGAAAGCAATTCTCACGATCAGAAATTATTGTGCACATGGCAATGTGTTATATGATATTGCGCTACCAACATCTATAAGACGAGGTCCAGCTGGTCAGATGGAAAGTGCAAACTATCATAAGCTCTATGGTGCAATCAAAGTCATATACTACATGACAGGGATTGTGTCAGTGAATCGTCAAGCTGACTTGAAGGAAGAATTGATAAAGCTGTTCGACAAGAACGAGAAATACAATGAGGTACAAAACATCATTGCTGAAGCAACTGGAATCAAAAATATTCGGGAAATGCTTGCGTAAGTCAGAATAAAGAATTACCTTTGCAGTAAGAAAAGTGCCGATGGAGACTTTTAGACGCTCTATTAGCACTATAAAAGGTAGAAAAATGGGGCTATACACTTCGTCTGTATAGTCCCTTTTTGCTTTATACGACTAGCTTGGTCTCCTTTCTTATCGACAAACTCGAATTATAAAGCGTCTTTTGAAGGTGACGCAGAGCAATCATCTCCACTTAGGCTTAGGGGTGTGTTGTGGTGTCGTGGGTTCAGTCTTCTGTTTCATTTCTTGAGTTGTTACTTCTTGTGCCGTAGTTTGACCGTACTCCTGCTCTTTCATCTCTTTTTCTTCTTCTTCCTCCTCTGGCGGAGAAAGCGTAAGGGCAATCTTTCTGTCCAGTTCAGCTGCTTGAGCTTTGAGAGAACGCAAATCCTCCTCCTTCTTCCATGAGCTATTGGCAATGGCGGTGTAGACCTCCTTATTTGCTGAAACCTTTGCTATCTCCTTCTCGTGAGATTCAATCACCTTGGGAATACGCTCTAACGCATTAAAGAAGTTCAGACAAGCCAGCTTAGGATCATTTGCCAACTTGCCGTTATTGTAGGTGTAGTAAATACTACCCTCGCCCTTTACAAAGAAGCGGTTCACCGATAGGTCAAATAAGTTCTGGGAGGAACTTTCCGTCTTGACCATAACAGAGAAGCCATAAAGCTCTCCTATCTTGTTGTACTCTCCATTGGTACGAGCCTTTTCCTCTATCTCTTGAAGACGATGAGCAATGACTTTGATGTCAGAACAATGCTCTACGCCTTTAATTGAAAGTCTATTGACTGGGTTGCCTTCTGCATCTCGTTCCACTCGCTGCTCAAAGCAAGCGAGGTCTTTCTTCGCCTCTTGTATCTTGCCCGTGTGGTAAGAGAGTGAATGGTCAATCTCAGCCAACTTACCTACAGCCCCATTTCGCTCACGTAGGAAGTTCTTGCGTTCTGACTCTAATGCGGTAATCTTCTTATCTAGCTTTGCCTTTTCCAAAAGGTCTGTATTGCCCGATAGCACAGCTACATACTCAGAGAAGTTCATGCCACTGTCTTCATCCATTGAGCCTTCATCGATGGTACGCATACCGAGCTGATTGCTCTTCAATTGATTGATGAAAAGCTGCTTGTTGTGTAGTAGGTTGAACTTATAGCTGTCCAACGAACGCTCCACTGCATATATAACCACGTCGACCTTGTTGTCGGCAAACTCCTTGGCGACCAAATTGCCCTTTCGGATAGCTCGTCCGTTGCGTTGCTCTAAGTCTGACGGTCTCCACGGGGTATCAAGATGATGTATAGCCACAGCTCGTTGCTGGGCATTGACACCCGTGCCCAACATAGATGTAGAGCCGAAGATGATACGTATATCGCCCCTATTCATCGCTTCTACCATCGCTTTCTTCGCTTTCTCATTCTTGCACTCTTGAATGAAGCGAATCTCGTGAGATGGGATGTGATACTCCTCTACCAACTTACGCTTAATTTCCGAGTAAACATTCCACTCGCCAGGCTTGTAAGTACCCAAGTCGCTGAAGACAAACTGTGTTCCCTTCTGTTCGTTATACTTCTGATAGTAGTTATTGAGGAGCTTGGCACAGTGGCTGGCTTTGTTGTCTATATGGTCCGAATACTTTTCTAGGTCTATCATTCTCATATCCAAGCTCATCTTGCGGGCATAATCGGCAGTTAAGAATTAAGGGAAATAGCGGGACATGCAAGGGATGTAACTATTTGGAATAGCCTCATTTAGGCTTTCTTGCTATTTTGAGGATAAGCAAAAACGAGCATAAAACGGCAGGAGTTCCGTTTCCAAATCGTAACCCATCGAAGAAAGAGCAAAGAGGGGTTACGAATTGAAGCTAAACAACTGCTCCACAGTTTTTTATTCATCGTATTTCATCGTTCTGCATCGCTCAGAAGCACCTGTTTCACTGTACCTTTGCAAGCAAAGGGAATTTAGAAAAACGATAGAAGAATGAAAGAAAACAAACTGAAAGTATCGTTCTTTGTTCAGGCAAGACGAACCGACAAGAAAGGACTTGTGCCTGTCATCGGGCGCATCTCCGTAGGCAGAACCCATTCGGGGTTCTCCACCAAGTGTAAGACTCCGATCTCCCTATGGGATAGCCGTAAGCAACGACTCACCGGCAAGAGTGCTATGGCGGTGTCCGTCAATCAGAAACTCGGTGAATGCACCGCACTCATCCACGCACGCTTTCACGAACTCAGTGAAAGAGAAGAAACCTTTACCGCCACCGATGTGAGGGATGCTTATCAGGGGCAAATCCACCGTCAAGCCCTGCTTTTGCAGAGTTTTGAGGAATATCTCAGACAGACAAAGGAACGCATAGGCATTGATAGAGCCTTGAAGACATTCAAGCTCCGTACCTATCAGCTATCCCTGCTCCGTGAGTATCTGCAGAAGAAGTATAAAGTAAGCGACATTCCCCTTTCACAATTAGACAAAGCCTTTATTGAGGGTTTCGAGTACTACCTCTCCATTGACCGAAAACTGAAACGTAGCAGCGTGTCAAGTGCTCTATCCACCTTGAAGAGCATCGTCCGCATGGCGGTGAAGAAAGGCGTGCTGGACTTCTACCCGTTCTTGGGCTACAGTTATGAACGTCCCAAAGGTGAGCCGAGAAGCATCTCACAAGACCAGCTGCAACGCATCATTGACTTGGAGATAGAATGGGAGAACTACCGTATTGTCCGTGATTTGTTCGTATTCTCCTGCTTTGCAGGCTTGGCAATCTCAGACGTGCGCAATCTCAGAGAGGAAAACATTGTCTTGGAAGAAGGTGAACTTTGCATCAAGGGCAAGCGAATGAAAACCAAGACCCCGTATCGTGTACAGGTGCTTCCACCTGCTTGGGCGATAATGGAGCGGTACAGAGGTAAGCGTGCGGGTTTTGTCTTTGATGTGCCGACTAACGACATCATCCACAACGGCATGCACTACATACAGAGAAATATCGGTATGGAAAGCCCGCTAACCTTTCATATGGCTCGCCACACCTTTGCATCGCTCATCACGCTCTCAGCAGGAGTGCCTATTGAAACGGTGAGCCAGATGCTCGGACACACCAACCTGAGAACAACACAAGTATATGCTGCTGTTTCCTCCGAGAGAATCCATCGAGAGATGCAAAATGTGCAGCAACGCATACAAGATACATTCACCTTGAAGCTTTGATATTATGGCACGAAGTACATTCAAAACACTATTCTATATCAATCGGTCCAAAGAAAAGAAGAACGGCAAATGTCCGATTATGGGACGCATCACTATAGACGGAAAGCAGGTGCAATACAGCACGGGCAAGGAGATTGCTCCCGAACTTTGGGATAGTCGTAAGGGAAGATGCAAGGGAACGGGCGAAGAGATAAAGGAAATCAACCGCTATCTCCAAGCCAAAGAGGAACAAGCCAAAGCGAAGTATCAAGAATTAGTATGGCAGCGTGGCTATATCACAGCCGAGCTACTGAAATGTGAACTCATGGAAGAAGACAAACCTAAAGGTTTTCTTTTGGAAGAAGCACATCTCTTCATTGAGGATAAACATCCCTGTGTGGGGGTAACGGTTGCCAAGCCGACCTTTGCCAACTACATCTATGCCACACAACTCATAGAGGCTTATCTGCGTGAACGATTGGGACTGGAGGATATTCGCTACTCATTGTTGGACTACGGCTTTATCGAGGGGATGGACTTCTATCTCAAATCTGAGCGCAACCTTTCCCTTGCCACAATTCAGATTGTGGTCATCTTCCTAAGAAAGCTCATCGGCATAGGTCAGCAGAAGAAGTATATCCGCATCGACCCCTTTGTGGACTACAAAGCGGAACTGCCACACCGCACAAGGCGTTATCTCACTACGGAGGAGCTCCAACGGGTATTACAAACACCCATCATTGACAGGCAGTTCGAACGGGCAAGGCAGCTCTTTCTTTTCTGTGCCTTTACTGGTCTGGCACGTGTGGACATGCAACGGATCAGGCTAAAGCATATCATCCGTAATGCAGACGGCACGGAGGAAATCCGTATCAAAAGGCAGAAAACGGACGTAGAAGCTATCATTCCACTTTTGCCTATTGCCAAGCAAATCCTTTCATTCTATATCAAAGACAAGAAAGTAGACGACTTGATATTCCCTAACCTAACCACCCGCAAGGCGTCTTTAGCTTGTGTGAACATTGGTCAGATATGCCGAATAGAGAAAGGTTTGACCTTTCATATGGCTCGCCATACATTTTCAACCACAATTTGCCTATCCAACGGGATCTCAATGGAAACGCTTAGTAAAATGCTCGGACACAGCAATATTGGTACAACACAAATCTACGGAAAGATAACCGATCACAAGATACAAGAGGATATGACTGCACTCACTGACAGAGAGCATTCTGCCTTTGAGGGTTATTGTGAGTCAATAGCACAGCAAGACAAAACGCAATCTGAACCTTTGTAGGTGAACTTTCCTCAAAGACCTGAAGCCATATTCGGTCGGGCAAAGGTATGGCGGTTGCTTTGATTGCTTGCAAGGTCAAGTCCTGCGGATGGAGTGAAAAATCTCCACCGCAGGGCTTTTCTCTGTACTTTGGGACTATCATACTTGCAAAAACTCGATTGTTAGTGCGGTCGTATTTTTCGCTCCAACCTTGCAGCAATAGGCTAACCGCCAAAAGAATAAGCCCGAACGAATACGGCATACTCAGGCTCTTTGGACGCAAGAAGCGACAAGACAAATACTCTACCAATCAATCAAGCCAAAGAGTGTGCTCTTGCTCTGTTAATTGATAGAGAGATGTCGAAGCAATCAAACACTCGAGAGTGATCTGATTTTATTTTCGCTAGTACGGAACGAACCAGCGCCTCATCTCATTACCGCAATAGCCTAGGCTTTTGTATTCACCATTTCCCTTGTTCCCTAACTATTTCCTTATTCTTCCTCACTCTTTCTTTTTCCGCTTTAGAGGGGTTACTTTTGCATCCGACAAAAAGGGCAATCGACAGAAAACTGCTCGTTTGCTGAGTATTAACAACGTAATCAACAACAATGCAATGAAACTTATCATCATCGACCGCAAGGCATGGGAGCAGGCACTACTCCTCCTTTGCAGATTTCATCCACCGTATCGAACGGCTTATCGGGTGTCCTCCCGAAACGGAAGAATGGCTTGACAATGAAGCCGTATGCCGTAGGCTCGGAATCAGCAAGCGCACCCTGCAACACTATCGGGATACGGGTAAAATCCCGTTCTCTATGGTCGGGCATAAGTGCTACTATAAAGAGAGCGACATCACTGAGATACTGAGTGCAAAGAAAGACTGAACTCAAACACTGAATGAACTATGTCAGAGAACGAAATCATTACACAACAAGACCCTCAAATGCAGATGTTTGCACAACTTATGGAGAGCGTCTTGAAGAAGCTGAAGCGTTATTGCGCTACTGCACGTCCTATGTTGGGCGGAGAGGTTTACCTTACAAGTGAGGAAGTCTGCAAGCTGTTACGTCTGAGCAGTCGCACACTACAAGAGTACCGAGATAGTGGAACAATAGCTTATTACAAAATTGGAGGCAAGATACTCTACAAACAGAGCGATATACAAGCGATGCTTGAAAGGCACTATAAGTCCTATATATAAGAGAAATAAGTAATTGGACAGCGGGGTAAAAGAAGTGAGTTGAGATATGGTTTAGCGGATACTCATTTGAACTTGGGAACGCTGACATCAAGAGCATACAATCTCTCGGTGAGTGTCAATTCTTCCATCGGTGTGCGTGCTTTTGTCCCTCTTTGGGGATTGTTGACTTCATCGGTGCGTTTTCAGCGTTTAATCTGAACTTACAAATTACCTGCGGTCAAATGAGTAAGCCATAGGGGATTTCGGTTAAGAGTTGGGTAAGTCAAGATTTGGTATGGTCAAGAAGTGGGTTTTAACTCAAGTCAATTTTGAGTCAAGTCAAAATTGAGTTGAGTCAAAACTGAGCCAAGTCAAAACTGAGTCAAGTCAAAACTGAGTTAAGTCTTAACCTGACTCAAAACTTAGCTCAGAAAGTCAAAAGCTAATTCCTAATCTGAAGCAGATGCGTGGCATCAATTCTTGATATTGGCAAGGTGTGTCTTTGTAACACAAACCGCAGTTTGTAACACAAAGACCCTTGCCCCGAAGGGGAGATGAATTACTCCAAAGTCGTAATTAACAGAAGAAACAACAGATGAACGAGCAGACAGAAAGAGATCGTAAGCGAAAAGAGCTGAATAAGCCTCGCTGGGACAACTGGCACGTACGCTTGCCTGACCCGAAAGACCAGGCAACGGGCGATTGAGTTGTTCCATAAGTCAGGGGCGGAAACGAAGTCCGACTTTGTGCGGGCAAGGATATTGGGGGAGCATTTCAAGGTGATAACGGTAGATAAGTCTGCTGTGGAGTACTATCGTAAACTCTCCGAATTGACTGCCCAGATACATAAGATAGGTGTGCTGTATAATCAAGCTGTACGTGCCATCAACAGCTATCATAGCGTGAAGACTGCTCAGATACTGCTTGAGAAGCTGGAGCAACTATCAGCTCAGATCATTGCATTACAGGAGCAGGCTATCTCTCTGACCATTGATTACCGCAAGTAATGATTGCTAAGATTTCAGCAACGGAGAACCTCGGGGGTGCGCTCGGCTACAACTTCAAGAAGGTGAATAAGAAAGAAGCTGGTTTCTATCATAAGTACTAAGAATAGTATTAGTTAACTTTTTCAAAGGTACTAAAGATAGAGCCAGCTTCTTTCTTATCCCGCTGTTAGGTATCACACAAAATCTCGGATGAACCTATTTTTTTATTGCCAAGTTCTAATGCTTCTATCTCCTGCCATTCATAGAGGCTATTATATGCCATACATCCGATAAGAATGGAGATAAGTATATATCCCAACCGTATTGCCTTATAGAAATTTCCTGACCGCTCCATTATTTTAATGACATTGATTTTTGGAACATGAATAAAAGTTTATCTTTTTCGTTCATGCGGATATTATCAGAATAACCGTCTTTTGTTATTTGATACCCACATGGCTTAACCATAAAAATGCCTAAGCCCTTAGTGTACGAACTTACTTCTGAGGCATAGTCTTTACTTGTATTTAATGGAACTTTCCCTTTAATATGACACCACTCATTATTACAACTGATGTCTTCAATCTCAGACATCAGTTTTTGCAAATCTGTAATAGCTTTGGAACTCGCTACTTGGGGTATCTGCAACTCAAAACAGAGCATCGGTTCGAGAATGTCCACACCTGACTGTTGCAAAGCCAGCCTGAAGACATAAGGGGTCAGCTGTCTGAAATCAGCAGGTGTACTTACCGGGCTATAATACTCGGCTTGAGTAAAAGTTACTTTCAGATCTGTCACTTCCCATCCATGTAAACCAGATTGGCAAGACATACGAATCCCTTCAAAAACGGCATTTTGAAAAGAATGGTTCAGATAACCATAGGAGATGTCACTTTCGATTTGCAACCCTGCCCCTAACGGTAAGGGTTCAAGAGTCAGCCCTATTGTGGCCCAGTAAGGGTTGGGTGGTACTTCGATCTGAATAATCTTATTGACCTTTTTTATAGGTCGTTCTTTGTAGATAGTCTTGATCTCATCAAAATGGACCTTTACGGAAAATCGTTCTTCCAGCAATGTCTGTATGATTTCCTTTTGGGTCAAACCATATAACGAGATTTCCAATTCATCACTATATGAGTTTATGGAAAAGGACAAAGACGGGTCTTCAATCCACAATGTATTCAGAGCGGATATCACCTTGCTTCTCTCTTCGGGCTTATTTGGCCGGACGGAGGATTTGAGAGCGGGATGCTGATGAGATAATCCTTGAATCAAACAAGGTTTAGCACCTAAATAATCTCCGATTCGAAAATCTTCTATATCTTCTACAATCGCGATATCATTGGCACCCACTTCATCAACATTTATCTCTCTGCCCTGATAAATAGTCTTTAGATTTTTAATCTTGATGAATTTTTCCGAATCGTTGATTCTTACAACGTCTCGAAGTCTCAGACTTCCGTCAATTATTTTAAGAAAACTTCTTTTATGCCCTTTGGGGTCATGCTCTATCTTATAGAGATAAGCTGAAAGTCTGTTTGAGACTGATGCCGGAGGAAGTATAAAAGAAGAAATGGCGTCCAACAACTCATTGATACCGATATTGAACATTGCTGATCCATGTAGCACCGGATAGACTTTGGCTTTTGCCACAAGAGCGATTATCGTATTCCAATAATCAGCCGGTGAAATTTCGCTATCCGCCAAATATCGTTCTAATATATCGTCGTCATGGTTGCATACAAATTCTTTGTATTCTTCCTTTATATATGTTTGGGAGCAAACCGGATAAACCGATCCATCGACAACAGTTTGCATAAACAGGACATCTTGCGACAGATTTGTTTTTATATCCATATACAAACGCTCCAAATTCACACCGGCACGGTCAATCTTATTGATAAATATAATTGTCGGGATTTGCAGCTTTTGTAAAGTACTGAACAGCAACTTTGTCTGCGCTTGTATGCCTTCCTTTGCGGATAAGATGAGGACTGCTCCATCAAGCATTTTGAATGTCCGCTCCACTTCCGCAATAAAATCCATGTGTCCCGGAGTGTCAATGATATTGCATTTCACTCCATTCCAGATAATAGATGTCGTAGAAGCCCGGACAGTAATTCCTCTACGTTTCTCTATATCCATAGAGTCCGTTATGGTGTCACCATTATCCACACGGCCGCACTTTTCCGTTGCTCCACTGGCAAACAGCAGATTCTCGGTTACGGAAGTTTTTCCTGCATCAATGTGAGCAAGAATTCCTAAATTTATAATATTCATTTGGATTAAGCAATAATATACTACAGTAGATGCATTGTCGAAACGCACCTTTTAATACCTCCTCGTAGCATATGAGAACTACAGGATTACTAACTCGTATTAATATGTATATTATTACTGCCGCATAACGATTACAAAATTACACAAAAAAATATATCTAACAAAAGTGGGAGGATTTTTTAACTTTCGCACATTCCAGTGTCAAGTGCAACACAGTTACAAATGTAGGAAAAAAACTTCATAGGGAGTTTTATAGCCTAGTTTTTTTCGAGGTCGCACATTCCAGTGTCAAGTGCAACGCAGTTACAAAGGTAGGAAAAAAACTTCATAGGGAGTTTTATAGCCTAGTTTTTTTGCGAAGCACACATTCTCAATATAAGGGCTAAAGGGTACGGTAAACTATAGTCTGGATAAATAGGTAAGTATATGGAAAGCTATAAAGATAATGTCCAAGCAATTTTATTTATGCTCTTATTTAGTTCAGTTATTTCATTCAAGAGACTATCAAAGCTTGGTGTCTCTTCGTAAATCATATCTTGAGACATGGCGACGTAATCTGATCTCCACTCATCAAGAACTTCTTTCGGTGGTACAATAGATAACTTCTGTGGAGCAAGCGTTCGGTAGTCAAAACCTTTCAGTCCTATAAACATACTACGATGCTGCACTATTGAGGCGTATAACGTTGGATCACTTAAGGCTCTTGTGGCGATTTCTGTCTTAGAAATCTTGTAGACATCGTATAGGTGCCTGCTCATTCTTTCGGATCTGATTGAGGAAAACTCCTTTTTTGCGAACTCTTCGTGTAGCAGACAAAGTTTCTCTATAAATGTTCGTTCAGGACTGACAGCTAAGACCTTAAACTCCTTTTGCACAAATGGTGTATTAGGCATATACTGCTCAATCCAAGAATTAGTCATTACACTTTCTAAAGGCTCCGACATAGAGCGTCCGCTTACTTCTATTTTAACGACAGGTTTGAGATAATCAGTCTCCTCGGAAAAAAGCGACTCATATGCAACCTCTATCACCTCTGGATCTGTAGTGGAAATAGAAGTAACATTGACACTTACTTCAAAAAGCGAAGGGTCAATTGATAGACTTGCTAACGCTTTCTCCAAATCAGTCTTTAGCATTTCTCTTGTAAAAGAGCATGAGGCTCTTCTTAGCTTGTCACTTATCTGTGTTTTAGAGAGCTGACCAGCAAACCCTAAATACTCACGATTAATTGCAATATCAATATCTTCGGAAAAGCGTTTAATCAGATTCCAACACTTACTGAGTGAAGTACCACCCTTGAAAGAGAGCTGATCCGCATAGTGTAAGGAAAATAGGGCTCGAAGTACCATAGTTACCCACCAGTCTTTCTCTATTACACTAAGAGGGATATCACCAATTCGTGGCCTGACAATTTCCAGTACTTCTCTTTGCTCCTCTTTTGATAAGTCTGTAAATATCATTGTTCTCTCAGTCTGTTTAGTTCATCTTGTATCCATTGTGGAGCCAAGTGAATATCCCTCTTATATTCTTCCTCTGAAATTGAGCGGAGATGTTTTTTTAGAATGCTCTTATGCACCTCCGTTAGATTACCTTGCCCAATCTCTCTTAAGGCAAAAACAAGCATACGTACCAACTCTGAGGTGTATGCAAAATTGTTCATATCATTAGACCTTTTCAGCTGAATGCCTCGACCCTTTCCCAGCTTTATTGTTCGTGGTGATCCATTAGTGATGTACACTACATTCATTGGGATTTGAGTTGAAAGACCTAATTTATTTAGGACATAAGTGCCAGAGGGTATAAGTGTGATTTTGTCCCTTTCTTCAATTATCCTAGCCACCTCTTCAATGGAAGGATAAATAATACCAGTCCCCCACTTGGTGTCCACCTTAGGATAATAATAGAGCCCATGAGCCAACCTCACAAGATAACCCTCTTTGGTCATGCGACTAAGCACCTGTCTTATAGCGGTGCTATCGCCACAAGGAGCAAACTGGTTAGGGTAAAGTATCGACCCTTCTCCAGAATCAATAACAGCCTCTTTGATAAGCTGATGTGTACTTTTTAATTGCTTTCCCATGTCACAAATATAGTTCATATTTGTGACATGGCAAAATGTTAAGCAACCCGCTCTTGCCTCGGCACCTTCCAGTGTCAAGTGCAACACAGTTACAAATGTAGGGAAAAAACTTCGTAGGGAGTTAGCTCATTCCATTTAAATCTTTTGACCCACCTCTGGAACTACCTCCAAGGGAGGGTACTTTTGTACGCTTCGTTTTGCGCTTACTACTGGAAATCGCACTTGACGTTCATAGTTTTACCCTTTTTATGCAGTGAAATTTGAATCTATGAACTCGAAATCTAGCATACCATCTTGAGTAGATTTTATATCTTTGCAGATATTAAATAGAGAGTTCTTTGAAGCACTGCAGAATGAAGATAGGAAAAGAAACTTGCTCGTTTCCAACTCGTAACCCTTTTGCCCTACACTCTTTCCTGCTCTATTGATTATCTGAAAGATACAAGTTTCTTGAACCTTTTGCGGGCATAGTCCGTTGCGATCAGCATCTTGGCTTTCTCTTCCTTTTCCGATAGTTCATCTCGTCCTAAAAGGGTTGCATCCCCCATCTTGGCGAACTCCATCAACTTGCCGATGAACTCTTCCTGCTCGGGTGTGGGCGGTATGTTATGCAATACCTCGTTCTTCTCCGGGCGGACAATGCCGATATCCTTAGCGGTACGATAGTCACAAATCTCCGCATAAAAGTAATGGGGGTGAATGTAATCGACTGATTACTAATAAAAAGCAGAATATATAATCTGATAAGGTGAACGACTAAGAAACGAGCGAGTTTCTTTCCCTTTCTTTATTCTGCAAAGTCTCAAAGAACTCTCTGTTTGATGTTGCAAAGATAGCGATATAATTCATATAAGCAAAGTATTTACGTTGTTTTTTCAATGAAAATCAACCTTAGACATTTCTAATTCTATAAAATCGCCATTTTAAGGTATTGCATATATCTATGAACAATGGTAATTTTGCAAAATGATAATCAAAAGAATTCTTTTAATCTTCATCATTCTACTTCTGCTGTTTCCCACTGCTAATGCTACTATTTTGAATTTAGTTGTGGGTGATACTATATACCCTACTCGAAAACATGTTTCTTCATTACATAAAACGATAGAACTCGATGAAGTTCAAGTTATTGGACAGCGGAAATTGTTTTCCATAAGAAAAGACACCACGTTTATCAATACTGATTGCCTTCGAGTAAGGAAAGGTGCTAACTTGGAAGACTTAATCAGGAATATTCCGGGCATGGAATACGACAAGGCGAACAGGCAACTATCATTCAAAGGAAAGCCATTGAACGGCGTAAACATCAATGGCGAGACCTTTATGGGCAACGACATTATCGCAGCGTTGGAGAATATGCCAACCGATGCAGTGGAACTACTGAAACTGTATGACATGCTCAGCGCATTGGAGAAAATGACGGGAGTAGATGATGGTGCCGACAATTATGTGCTGGACATCAAGACCAAATCTACCTACAATGGCAGCCTGACAGGAACACTAACGGCTGAACACGGCAATCGCGACAGACGCAGGGATGAGGTACAGGGCAATCTATTCAATGCCGATGGCGAAAACACCTCGCTGACTTTGCGCTCTGACAATCTTAGTAATATGAACATTGGGGGAAACAATTTCCAAAACATATTGTCGGGCAATATCGTGAAGAAATTTGGTAAGAAAATTACGCTCAATGCAAGCCTCTCACTCAATGCCTTCCACAATGGAAGCGAGAATCATGACTATGATGAGCAATATCTTTCATCGGGAACAAAATATCGGGAATCAATGCTGCTTTCCTTGAGCAAGAATCACAGTAATGCCGCAAACATAAATCTGCAGTATAACATAGACAAAAAGACTTTGCTGAATATAAGTGCAAATGGAAACTTCGGACGGTCAGACAACCTGACTGACAACACAACATACCTATATGAGCGCAATACGGCTGCGGACACGCTGACCTCGGGAACGCTGCGAAATAACACAAAAAGCAATGGAAAGAATTACCATGTATCTGCCGACCTCACACGGCGGATTGGCAAGGCTGGGGCATCATTTACCGTGAAGGCGACACTTGGCGGTAACTCGAATGAAACTAATAATACCAGCCTTTCACTGACGAAATTCCACCACCTGCGCAACGCTGTGGGCGGAGATTCACTACTGTTGCGCAATCTTTGCCAACAACTGCCCACCCTGCGCAACGAAAGCAGAATATCATTGCAATATACCCATCCTTTTGGCAAACAGTTGAAATTGCAGACAGGGTACGGACTGCATCACGAAGAGGATAGAAACACAAGCAACACTTACGACTATACTATACCGAATAGACCATACATAGATAGCCTAAGTTATGAGAACACACTATCTATATGTGGGCAGGAACTCACCCTGAGAATGGATTATAAGGGTAAGCAATGGAAGATAAACAGTGGCATTGATGTAGACCACCCGACTTTGAACTACGAAGGATGAAATTTTTCAGGGACAACTTCCAGCATTTCCAAAAAACAGTTTAACCATTGACTTGGAGACAAACAAACAATTTGAGCATTAAGGTTTAAACCGAATTTTTCCGAAATTGACCTGACCTGACTTTTCCTGAAAATCGACTTTAAAGCTGTTTTTACAGATAAATCAGGTTTCTCTAACAGACAGGAAATAAATGCTAAGTATTTGGCTTTAAACTTAAAATCAAAAAATAAGTGTTTTCTTTTAATGTTTAACAGGGCTGATTTGACAGTTGGCGGTGGCAAGAAACTTTCAGGACCTACCTCATAGACAAGTTTCAAATCAAAAAAAGTATGATAGAAAACGGTATATGGATTGTAAAGCTTCCTCGAAAATAACTTTTGTGTAGGTTCTAATTGAAGGATAATGGAACCTCCCAGAAAATTTCCAAGACTCTCAAACATCAGGATTTTGAAAATATCGGAAGTAATGCCATAAGGAATATTTGACACCACTTTGAAAGGAAATTTCGGAACTGCAAAATTCCTAAAATCACAACCGACAACTTGAACATTTCGGGCATCAGAAAATAATTTTCGTAAATGTTCAACCAAAGCTGTGTCGTTTTCAATAGCAACAACATTGTTGGCGATTTTTAATAAATGAACAGTAAGAAACCCCTTGCCTGCCCCAATATCTAAAACCGTATCCTGATTACTTATATTTGCTTGTCTTATTGCATCTTTTATTAGCACTTTATCAATAGTAAAGTGCTGACCCGTAAAACGAACGGGCAATTTCTTTTTTGTCATTAGTAACTTCTTACAGGTGAATACTTCTTGAGTTCAACTTATAAATGCAACTTTTTGGGTGCGGATAATAAGCAATAAAAACATTTATTTTTCAGAGAGGAAAGAGAGACAATGTCCCCCTTTCTCTCACTCTGAATGGATAAAGTTTGCTATCTTTGCTTTAATTGTCCGTCCAAAGAAAAAAAAGTTGCAGATGAGCAAACATATAACCGAGGTACAAAGGTATGCAATTTTCTATGATGTTGCAAATACCGATGAGCAAAAAAGCAATAGCGGAAGCTATCGGAGTAGATAAAAGCACTGTTTACAGGGAGATAAAGCGCAATTGCGACGCCCGAAGTGGTAGCTATAGCATGGAGCTTGCCCAGCGAAAAGCAGACAGGCGCAAGCAGCAAAAACATCGCAAGGAAGTGCTTACACCGGCAATGAGAAAACGGATAATAAAGCTGTTGAAGAAAGGATTCAGCCCGGAGCAGATTGTCGGCAGGAGCCGCTTGGAGGGAATTGCGATGGTATCTCACGAAACGATATATCGCTGGATTTGGGAGGATAAGCGGCGGGGTGGCAAACTGCACAAATATCTTCGCAGACAAGGTCGCAGGTATGCCAAACGTGGTTCTAAAAATGCAGGGCGAGGATTTATCCCAGGCAGGGTGGATATTGATGAGCGTCCCGAGATAGTGGAACTGAAGGAGAGATTTGGTGATTTAGAGATAGATACAATTATTGGTAAGAACCACAAAGGTGCCATTCTTACCATTAACGACAGAGCAACAAGCAGGGTCTGGATACGCAAGTTGTCGGGAAAAGAAGCCATCCCGGTAGCTAAGATTGCAGTATGGGCACTGCGGAAAGTGAAAAACTTAATACACACAATTACGGCTGACAATGGAAAGGAGTTTGCAAAGCACGAGGAAATTGCGCAAAAATTGGAAATAAAATTCTATTTTTGCAAACCATACCACTCATGGGAACGTGGTGCCAATGAAAACACCGACGGGCTTATCAGGCAGTATATCCCAAAGGGTAAGGACTTTAGTGAAGTAACCAACAAACAGATTAAGTGGATTGAAAATAAACTCAATAATCGACCTCGTAAAAGACTTGGATACCTCACGCCAAACGAAAAATTTAAACAAATTATTAATCAGAATTCTGTTGCATTTGCAAGTTGAATTCAGCTTATAATAAGAAAGGAGATGAAGAATTTACTTCCCAACAGGACATTTTATTCCCTAAAGTGTTTGATGTTGATGGCATGCGAGTTTTTATTTATTGGAAACTTCCACATCCTGTGGAAAAGCTCTATCCATATGTTGATTACAAAATACGGAAAATTTCAAAAGATACGTTAGTTATAGGGGATTATACAGACTTTGTGTTTGTTAATGGTCATGGTAATGCCCCAAATCGGGAATTGTCAAAATAAAAAAATAATAAATGTGGGGTAATACTCCAAATCGGGAGTTATTGAAATAATTATCTGATTATCAATGTACTTTCCAAAAGATAAAGTATTAGGGCAGAGTGGAAAAATCGTTGAAACTGGTCCTATGTAATCGTTCAAAGTGACCCTTTTGTATCATCCAAAGAGGGATTGGACATTCGCGGTACGATACGAGTATGGGTGTTATGATTTATCAGCATTCATTCTTCTCTACTCCCAAAGGATTTTGTCAGTTGTACTGCTTGCTGTTGTAGTCTGATGAGAATTTGGGAATAGGTTTCGAGTTTGCCGAGCAGTTGTTGAGCAGTGGCAACAGAATGATAAGTATTGAGGACTTTCACGACTTCGTTGTACAGAACTCCTATCTTATGAGCCAAGGCAACGATTTCTGAGAGTTTCTCCAAGTAAGGTTCTTTTGCAGGGTCTTGGGTGATGACCTTAAAAGATTCACCAAGAAGCCTTGCTCGGACAAAGTCGCTCTTTGTCTTTGCTCCCGACTTGCGATAGAGTCTGATAAGTTTCTGCTGGTCTTCGGAATTAGGTATTCTGATGTGCCATCTGTCCCATCGTGGGCAGGTGGCACATCTGCCGTCTGGCTTCTTTTGTTTTTGCTTCTTCATTGCTTTCTAATCACGACTTTGGAGTGATTTAATCCCCTTTCGGGGCAAGGGTCTTTGTGGTACAAATGGCAATTTGTGGTACAAAGACACACCTTGCTGATGTAGAAAATGGGATTATAAGCCCCTGCTGTGTTACTGCATTCATTGAATACAGTAACTCGGCGTAGGCTTGCATTCGAGGAATGCAGTAATTCAGAGTTTCCTCCATCTTTCCACATCTTCCTTGTATTGGTCGAGGTGTTCCCGCAGTACCTGTTCGACATATCCCGAAACGCTCGCTCCATGCTCACCGATTCTCCGCACCACGAAGTCTAACTTTCGTTGGGTTTCCTCTGATACATACACGGCTTTGCGGTGGCTGTTGCGAAAGGGCTGGAGATATTTCCCCTGAAACTCGGATAATTGCTTTCTGTCCTTTGTTTTTCCCATTCTTTGATGAAATTCTTCGGTAGAAGTAGCCCTTTCTGTTGGCGACAACGCTGTTTCTTGATAGGACGGTTGAGAAAAATCCTTGTTACTCTCCTTGTCATTTTGTTCCTCAACTTTATCAACAGGCTCAAACCTTCTCTTTTCCTCTTCATAATCGAAGGGCTGGTCAAAATCGGGTAACTCTTCGGGCTTGCGGAGCTTAACGCCATAATTTCCCATATCTCTAATGGCTTGTTCCAAGCGTTGTTTCCTTTTTTCATCTATTCTTGCCATAATTTCTTGGGTATCGGGTTATAGTGTTTTTCAAGCATGGCTTGTATGTCGCTCTGCTTGTAGAGTATCTTCCCTCCGATTTTGTAGAAAGGAAGCGTTCCTGAGTTTCTGTACTCTTGGAGCGTGCGTGTGCTGAGCCGTAATTGGCTGCAAACCTCCTCACCCGAAAGGTAAACCTCACCATTCAGCATCGGACGGGCGGTAGAGCAATACCGCTCCAACTTCTTCAAAGTGCCTTCCATCAGTTGTGAAAACAACTGCATCTGAGGGTCTTCCCGCGTAATGATTTCATTCTCTGCCATAATTCATTCATTCTTTGATTTCAATCCTTGACTGCATTCAGCATTTCACAGATGTCGGTCTGTTTGTAATAACACTTATGTCCAATCATGGAGAAAGGGATTTTGCCCGTATCTCGGTATGATTGTAGGGTACGCTTGCTGATGCCTAAACGCTTGCACACGGCTTCGTTGTCGAGCCATTGCTCGGTCTTGGGAGGATTACCGATGAGTTTTTCCACACGATGGATAAAGTCTGCAAATTCGGAGCGATGTCGCTCCCACGCTTTGCGGTCGATGATAATGAGTTTCATTGCCTTAATTTTGTTTTGATTACTTTATTGTTACTCAGCAAACAAACTGTTATGCAGTCCATTGCCGTACTTCTCGGGTGCAAAAGTAACCCCTCGGAAGCACCACTGCAAGAAATGAGGATAAGCAGGGAAATAGAGAGAAAGCAATAGAAAAACAAAGGAAATCCGTCTGTGTTATTGCGGTAATGAGATGAGGTGCCGGCTCGTTCCTTTTATTATCTTGTTGTTTTATCGATAATTCGATAGTTCGACAAATCGAGATGTCGAAGTGTCGATAGATAGTTTTATCGATAGATTATTTTGACGATATATAGTTTTGACAACAGATAGTCATGACAACAAATTGTACAAACAATAGATTGTCCGTATTATCGTCAGTCCTATCTGTTGTTAGTTGTTACGCCTTGCGTCCAAAGAGCCTGAGTATGCCGTATTCTTGTCGTGCCTATACTCTCTACGGCAGCCCAGCCCTGCAAGGTTGGGAGAGATGAATACGACCGCATGGATATAGAAAATGGCAATACCACCTTGAAACAGAGAAATCCTGCGGTGGAGATTCTTCTCTCCATCCGCAGGACTCGACCTTGTCAGGGCAGACAGGCTGCCGTTGTACCTTTGCACGATAAGAAACGGCATCAGGAACTTTGCGTGCGCCGCCTTTGCCTACAACGCCTTCAGGCTTGCTTCCTCCGTCAGTCTGACCGTTGGCAGATTGTTGCTCTCGATGAGCAGCACTATCGTGCCTGTCAGTTCGGTGTAAAGACGGCCGTATTGCTCGTCAGAAGCCAATGTGTCCGTCAAACCGAACTTGTCGAATGTGGCTTGAACAGCCTTGTTCGACAACAGTATAGGTACGAGTTTCTCTGGGAGCGGTGCAGGAAGTTCCCTTTCAAACTCGTTTTCCAACACGGATATAAGCGTATCGTACTTGGAAAAGTGCAAGCCTTGATACAATGCCTCGCTTGCCATGCTCTCCGCTTCAATGTGTGTAAAGCCTTGTGCTACAGCATCGCAGTAAACTGTGAGAGCCATATCTGCCCGTGCAGTGATAAACTCCGTATCTTGCAACTTTTCGGGGTGATGCTCACTCATGTAACTTCTTAACTTCAATCGGAAGTAGGAAAGTTCCTTTTTGTTCTTCTGTTTCATTGTTTTTCTTGTTAAAAAGTTGGACTTCTTTTTTTTGAATCATTCATTACGGCTGTTACATCCCAATTATGGGACTTGACTTTTTCGGTGTTCTTGACGGACACAGCCGTAAGGCTTTACGCAGTACCCTTGTATGCTCACTACCCATCAGGGGTTGCATTTCCTTGGCAATCTTGCTCTTGGTCACCCGTGCATAAATCTCGGTCGTGGAGATGAAGCGATGCCCCAGCATCTTGCTCACCGTCTCTATCGGAAGTCCGTTCTCCAGACAGATGGTCGTGGCAAAGGTGTGCCGTGCGGTGTGCGAGGTCGCTTGAGTATGCGGTGGCAGTCCTGCCTTAATACATATCTCCTGAATAGTTCTATTGAAATTACTGTTGCTGGGAAACTCTCGAAAGAAAAGCCCCTCCCTTCGTCCGTGGCTCACAATGGCGAGTATTTTCTCGGCAACGGGCAGCAACGGGACAATACTTCTGTTCTGTGTCTTTGTTCGACAGAGCGATATGTACCTACGCCCATCCCCGAATGTATAAACATCGTCCATTCGGAGTTTCTTTAAGTCTGAGAATGCCAGCCCCGTGAAACATCCCAAGAGGAAAATAAGTCTGCAATGGTTATCTGTCGAGCGGTGCGGACGGTAAGCCAAGAGTTTTTGCAGGTCGTCCGCCGTAAGTGCATTGCGCTCGTAGGTAGGCGTTTCTATGTCTATGAGTTCAAAAGGGTCTTCACGAACGTATCGCTCCTGCAATGCCTTGCGAATGACCTGATGCAAGTGGCGTAGGCGGTTGCCGACACTGCTTTCCTTGTTTCCCAAGTCCCGAAGCATAAAAAGGCGATAGTCCTCAAGCAAAGTCTTGTCCACCTCTGTGGGCATACAGTCTGCCCTGTCCCTTACTTGCAGGAAATGAACAAAACTCTTGTAGCTGTCCTTAAAAGCCCTGACAGTTGCCTTGCTTAATGTTCTGCCCTGCAATTCCTCCTTGTATTCACAAACGGATTGATATAGCTCCGTAAGTGTTGGCATGGGGCGACTTTGCTGCATATAACGCTCCTTGAGGTATTCCGCCGTGATATAGTTTTCTTCCCTTAATGTACGTTCATAGAGTGAATGCAAGCACTCTTCTATTGAGTTCAGTTGCAGATTGATGCCGCTTGAATTACCTGTTGTCGCCTTGATGCACCCTTTTCGGGCAAGCCACTCGTCGGGGGAAGTTTGCAACTGCGTGGAAAACGATGAGGACGTTCCATTACAGGTGATACGGCAACGGATTACGCATAGTCCGTCTTCATTGGTCTTGCTTCTATCTATGTAGAATAGTATGGCAAATGTACTTTTCATTGTTCTGCGGTTTTAGTTGGTCAGTTGATAATGTGCGAGTTGTGGAAGTATTTTCTCTATGTCCAGAAAGACACGCTCGGGAGATGTCTCCGCATACACTTGCGTGGTTTTGATTTGACTGTGTCCGAGCATTTTGGAAACGCTCTCAATGGACACGCCCTCCGACAGTGTCATCTGAGATGCGAAGGTATGCCGTGCCATGTGATAGGTCAGCGTTTTCTGAATACCGCAAAGCCGTGCTATCTTTTTGAGGTGTATGTTTACCGTGTCGCATCCGGGTATGGGCAGCAGATACCCCTTGGGCGGTTCGTGTCGGAAAGCCCTCGTGTGAATGCCCCGATAACGCTCGATAATGGCAGTGGCTTCGGGAAGTAGGGGGATGTGGCACACGTTGCCCGTCTTTATTCTCGGCTTGCGTATCCAAGTCATTCCCGCTTCGTGAAAGACGTGCTGCTCCGTCAAGTGATACACGTCGGTATAGGAAAGCCCCGTCAGGCAGGAGAAAAGGAACATATCCCTCGACACTTTTTCATAGCCTTGCAATTTATCTTCTCCCAAGGCTGCGATAAGACCTACCTCCTCCCTTGTGATGTAACGTGGAGTACCCACTTCCCAACGAATGGAATGGTTGATGAAGGGATAGGTGTCAATGATGTGCCGTTTATGCAGGTCTTTGAGCAAGGAAGCCAGCATGGAGAGATAGCCAGCCGAAGTGTTGAGCTTGAATCCCTTTTCTTTGGCGAAGTAGTCCTCCAAGTCTTTGATAAAGGCGATGTCGGCTTTCTGCACGGGAATATCCTCCACACGGTAGCGATACCTGACGAAGTTTGCCAGATGCTTGTGAAAGAGCAACAGGCATTTTAGTCTGCGTTCGCTGCGGTCTATGCCCACACGCTCACGGAAGCGGTCGATATACTCGTCTGTATGATGCAGCAGTCCTTGTGACTCACTGTTCAGTCCGAATACAAGCTCCCGTACTCGCTCTGCCGTGATGGGAGCATCGGATTTACCCGAAAGAGACTCATAAACCTTGTGTATGCTCACCTGAAGGCGGTCAAGTTCCTTGTTTACCGATACGGCTTCGGCACTCTTGCCCAGCAGTCGGTTTTTGCGACTGTCCCACAAACGAGGAGTACACGAGCATTTGCAACTGAACTGTACCATAGAGCGTCCTGCGCTGATGCGTCCCATGATGGGACTTTTTCCGTTTTTGTCCTGCGTACCTCTCTTGAGGTAGAAAAGCAGCTTGAATTTTTCTTTTTCCATTGTTTTTTACTTGCAAAATTACACTTCTTTGAGGAACTTTGAACGATGCAAAACATTGATAATGAAAGAGAAAACTCCGTTTTAGTTACCACTTTCAGCCGTCCTTTTCCTTTCATCGTTTTTCGAACGATTTGGTAACTGAACTCCCTCCTTTTCGCTCCCTTTTCTGCCTGTTTCCTATGATGCAACCCTAAGAAGAAACAAGCAATATCCGCTGTATTTCAGTCAGATATGAGTTTTATGCCATTTTCTGCTTTCTACTCCCATACTTCCGCATAAAAGGCTGCCAGCTCTGGCACTTTGATGAAGGTCCTGAAGCGTTCCTTCTGTATGATGTCATTGGTGATGGAGAACTCGTAATCGGTAGACTTCTTTGCAAAGACAGCAGCCCAAGCATCAAAGCTATTGATGCCTTGCTTTTCGAGTGCTTGAGGACGTAGGTACTTGAAGAGCAGATAGAGCTCTGTGAGAGAGTTGCTGATGGTCGTGCCACTAAGGAAAGTAGCTCCTAAGTCTTTACCCGACCGCTCCTGAATGGTACGTATGGCAAAAAGCATATTGAGTGCACGCTGTGAACCCTCTGGGTTACCTAAGCCAGAGACTCGGTCGTGACGGGTGTTGAACATCAGATTCTTAAACTGATGACTCTCGTCCACAAAGAGGTGATCAATGCCCATCATTTTGAAGTCCACAGCATTATCCTTACGCTCGGCAATACTATCTTGAATGCCTTGTAGTTTGGCTTCGAGGGTCTGCTTTCGCCTCTCCAATCCCTTGAGCATCGCTCGGGAAATGTCTGCACCTTGCTGACGAAGGACTTCTAGGTTTTCCTCTATAGAGTCTTTCTCCTTTTGCAAGATTGCCTCTTGTATCTCTAGAGCTTGAGGTATCATCCCAAACTGCTCATGGGTCAATATGATGCAATCCCAATCATTGTTCTTGATGTCGTTAAAGATGCGTTGGCGGTTTTGCTTATTGAAGTCGTTCTTGCCGGGATATAGCACTCTAGCATTGGGATAAGCCTTTCTAAAAGTGTCGGCAATGTCAAAGACATTTGCCTTTAGTCCGATAATCATCGGCTTGTTTGCTAAGCCCAAGCGTTTCATCTCATAGGCTGCTGTACACATGATGAGGGTCTTACCAGCCCCTACCTCATGGTCACAAATACCCCCGCCATTGGCGTTGAGCATCCATACGGCATCCTTCTGACTCTTATAGAGGTCAGTGATACCTAGCCCTTTCAGATTTAGATCGGGAAAGGATTGATGCGCACCGTCAAAGTTGGGACGTACGAAGCAGTTGAATAGCTTATTATATCTGTCGGATAGTTGTTGCTTAAAGCTCTCTAGCGTTCTGCCTAGCCAATCTACAAAGCCCTGACGTATCTCCTCTATCTTAGCATTAGCCATCTGTATCGCATGCCCATCACGCACTTTGATAGTTTTCGTTTCGCCTGCCTCTAGATCTCGTACCTCTTTGTTTTTATTGATATCGGGGATGGTATTGTGCAAAGCATGCTTTAAGAGATTAAGTCCATCATAGCGTCTGAACTCTCCCTGCACAGCATACTTATGCCAAATGTTGCCATTGCGTCTATCACATTGCAAAACATATTCATCCATCGTACTCTGATAGGTGACGGTGATCTCTGTCTCAAAGAATTCTGAGGCAAATGCTCTATAGACTTTAGCTGGTATCCACCGCTCCCCAAGGTTGAAGTCAAGCTCAGCAAAGGGTATCGGTGTAGGTGTGGCAGCCCGTAGGGCAGCTAAGCTTTGCTGTGCTTCTTCATGATCGGGATGCTCTAGTAGCCACGACTCAATCTGCTCGCTCTTCTCTATCACATTGCCTGAGATAAACTTGTCTGCCACCTCGTAACCATCTACTTCTGGATTGTAGTAGATACGTCCCTCTAGAGCTGAGATGATGTCACTCTCCTTCTTCGCTCATCGCTATACCCGTTTCATAGAGCTTGCGGTCAAAACGTGCTGCCACATCTTGTGTGAGCTGTATTCGGAGGCTCTCAGCTAGTTCCTCCATAGTTCCCTCAAAGCGATATTCCCAAGTTGGCTTGCCGTAAGGGTCTCTTCCCAGCTCACGACTGGTGGCTATGGTGCGAGGCGCCACATCATTCCACGAGCCCTCGAAAAGTGAGTTATGGTTGAACGCCATAGTAAAACCATCCCCCTTGGGTACAGCGACTGTCTGAACAAACTGCTTCTCCAGCTCCTCGCCAATCTCCTTGCCCGATTGCTTTTGCAAGACAATCAAGTCGCTTCCGACTTCAGTTCCTGCCTGCTCGCTAAACATACCTGATGGCAGACGGATAGCAGAGATGAGTCGGCTGTTTTGCATCAAATAGCGTCAGATTGGCTCATTTAGAGCTGCATCGAGTACGCCTTGTGAAGTGATAAATGCAACGAGACCTCCCTCTCTAGTACAGTCCAAGCCCTTTACGAAGAAGTAATTGTGAATGGCTCGTGTTGACTCCTTTTTGAAGAGATCATTCCCCCTACTATACTCACGGTCATAGACCATAAAGTCTCCAAAGGGGATGTTGCTGGTTACAAGGTCATACTTCTCCGTTTCTTCTAGGGGTGCTATCGCTTCAAAGGGTTCATTTCGCACGAAGATGTTGCCCTCGCCATATGGGTGCAACGCTTGACTGATGCGAGCCGTGAGCAGATCTTTCTCCAAGGCATCAACAAGGCCCACCTGCTTGGCAAATGTTTCGGCAAAAGCCCCCATCCCCGAGGAGGGGTCGAGGCACCGTTTGAGCGTCACACCACTTGTTGCTAGAGCATCTGAAATAGCAGAGACGATACGTCTATCTGTATAGAATGAGGTGAGCACGCTTGCCTTGATGCTCTCCCAGTACCGCTTGGCGGTGTGAGCATCGACCGCTTCCCGATAGATCATCTGCTTGAACTGCTGTGTCGGAGCAAAGAGTTCTTCCTCCGACTTACTCCAATAGCGGATGTCCGCTGGCGTGTCTGTGCGGTTCAATACACACTTCAGACCTCCGAAGCCTTGGTAGCCACGCAAGATGCGTTTCTCTGCTTCGGTAGCTGGACGATGCTCTTTTTCTAATCGTAGCACCACACGGATTGCTTCTGCATTTGCTGCCAAAACTGCTTTCTTGTTGTATGCCATAGAGGTACTCTGTTTGTTGATGATAGTTGTTAGCCATGGAGGGAGGAAGTCAATCCCACGAAATGGGTTGAGATACCTCCCACAAGAATGGAAGTACGATTACTTGATGTTTTTGTTCCTCACGTGAATTGGTGGAGTCTCGTCTGAGTGGAACTGTTGTTCACCCCCGTCACGCCACAGTTTCATCCGTATGGGAAAAGTTTCCCATAGGCTTGGCACGGGAGTTTCTTCCCCATGAAACTGCAGTTTCTCCCCTATAAAACTAGAGTTTCCTACGTATGAAACTGTAGTGCCAATAGGGGTTGGCACTCGAGTTTCTCCCCGATGGGACTACAGTGCCAAAGCGTATTGGCACTACATCGCTCCGCTAAGAAACCACAAAGGCTCCCCAAGTGGCTTCCTATTAACTACGATAGAACATGTGGAAAATGTCCTGAGAGATAGTTGTGGCACTGAGCTATGTCGCTTGTGCGGACTATTACTTCTTCCTCTTTTGCTCGAATTCAAATTTGGTCGAACCATCCTCTTGTAGAACCAATCGGGCATTGAACTTCTTACCAGCCTTGCTCGTCAAACCTTTCAAGATTGGGGTACGCCCCTTGGTTATGAGGTCGCGAATGTTCTCATCGGAGAGATACGTACCACATACTTCACGGAATATGTGGAAATCACAATCATCATTCTTGCATCTCGCTACCTTGGCATAGATCCCCACACTCTCACGACCACACTTAGGGCAGTGATATGTGGGATACCTTTGTTGCCTAGATGCAGGTGCGAGTGAGAGCAATTCTTCACAAATGGTGGAAACGTAGGAGTTGATGCCTTGTGCAAACTTACCAGCATCCATACTTCCTGCCTCGATTGCTGCTAGCGCCACCTCCCATGCTCCGGTCATCTCCGCATTGGCAATGCGTTTATCTTTAACGATTTCATAGACGGCTAATCCTTTCTCCGTCGGGACTATGCTCTTCTTCTCCCTACGGATATAGTCACGTAGGATGAGTGTCTCAATGATGTTGGCTCGTGTGGCAGGAGTGCCTATGCCACACTCTGCCAAAGCCTTTTTACTTGCGATATCCTCTACCTCCTTGCCTGCATGCTCCATAGCAGAGAGCAGGGTCGCTTCTGTATAGAGTGGCTTAGGCTTGCTCTTTTGCTCGATTATGTCTGCTTGTTGCAGGGGTAAAGTTTGCCCCTCGGTCAAGTTGGGCAAAGAGGACAAAATCGGCTCGTCCTCCTCGCTCTCTTTATGCTCTTGAGGAGTAGCACTCTGCACAGATTTCCAACCCAAAGAGACTTGACGGCACGCTTTCCAGACATAGCTGTTGGTCTCGTCCTTGAGTACTACCTGCATACGCTCCTCTTCAGAGTGCGCCGAGAAGGCTTCTGCGAAGCGGGTAACAATCATTTGATAAAGCGTGGTCTCATCTACCGACAATACCGATGCGGTTTCTCCCGTGGGGATAATGGCATGGTGGTCGGTAACTTTGCTGTCATCTACGGAGTGGCGGTTCAGCTCTTGGGGTAATGGTGTGCCAATCTTGCGAAGGAGGTCGGGAACTTCCTCAAAAACATCTTCACTGATATATCGGCTACCCGTACGGGGATAGGTAGTGAACTTCTTCTCATAAAGCGACTGTGCGAGGGTGAGGGTCTTATCTGCAGAGAAGCCGTGACGTACATTAGCCTCCTTTTGCAGAGCGGTCAGGTCATACAAGAGGGGTGGAGCTGTATGCGTTACCTTTCTTGTGACCTCTGTGACCGTAAGCGAGCCGAGACTGCGTAATGAAGTGAGCGCAGTTTGGGCAGCAGCTTCATTATCAAAGTTCTGTAGGCTCACAGCTTTGATGGATAAGCCCTCGTCCTCTATCGTCGCAGTGAGTTTCCAATAAGGAACAGAGGTAAAGTCTCTATGCTCCATATAGCGATGACACACCATGGCCAAAGTTGGGGTCTGCACTCGTCCTAGTGAGTAGCCTCCACGGTAAGCAATGGAGAGTGCTCGGCTGGCATTGATTCCCATCAACCAGTCAGCTTCTGCTCGTGCTTGGGCTGCGTAGTAGAGATGGTCATAATGACTCCCGGGCTTGATATTCGCTAGACCCTCTCGGATAGCTTTGTCAGTAAGAGAGGAGATCCATAGGCGATCAAATGGCTTGTGACTGTTTAAGTGTCTGTAAATCCAGCGAAAGATGAGCTCGCCCTCTCTTCCAGCATCTGTTGCCACAATAATACGATCTGCCTGATTAAAGCAGGAGCCTATTGCCTTGAGCTGCTTGAGTGCTGCAGGGTCTTCGTGGTACTCTTTGTCCTTACGCACTTGTCGGACAATGAGCTGGAAGGGATTGGGGCAAATGGGCAACTCTTCTGCTTTGTATTTAGAATAGCCATAAGCTTCGGGCATGGCAAGTGTAATGAGGTGTCCCATAGCCCACGTGACGAGGTAACCGTTTCCCGCTAAATAACCGTCTTGCTTTGTTGTCGCTCCAACGATTCGGGCTATATCTCGTGCTACTGAGGGTTTCTCAGCAATAATACATGTTGTCAT